ACAAACTGTTGCGATCTGTGACAATTACACCGTCTCCTTGGATAGTAACACTGTCATCTACACCAAGGGCATCTTGGTCTAATTTCTGTTTTTTAAGTTGCAAATCGATCATTTTTAACTTTTTATCAAGTTTTGCACTTTTGGCACTGATAGCATGACCCAACATGCTAGCCGCTACTTCGAACAAGCGTCCGCTATAACGTGCTTCAACATTCATGCCTAAGTCCATAATGTCTTCATAGGCATCTTTTGCTTTTTGTGCAAGTTCGTCTAGCTCTTGGTCGCCGACATCGCCTAATCCCTTTACTTGCGGTAAGGCTGCGCTGATTTTATCATACTCGTTTATGTTGCGAATAAACGGCTCAGCAACTTCGGCTTTTTTAGCTGCTTTTTCTTCCTGCTTGACAATTTTCTTGCTTTCAGGTAAATTTAAAATTTCTTCGAGTTTCTTGGTCATAATATACTTATGCTTAGACCTGACTGAATATATCATTTTCATTAAGAATTCGGAATTTTATGCCTTGTTGCTTGCACCAAAGGCTAGCACTGGCCCACTTGGCTTGATTCTTAATAAACTGTGCTTGATTGTATTTGTTTTTGCCCACACGTTCAAGTATGCTTTGACTGGCTGGTTTTATTTCAATTAGTTCAGTTGACACGCGACCATTTTTATCCACATACTGTATGAAAAAATCTGGCACATACACTGTTTGTCTGTTGGTAAGTGGATCTTTGTAAGGAATTTGGACAGCTTCACTGGCCCATTTTTGGATAGCTCGGTTGTTGTCACAAAAATTCATGAAACTCCACTCCCAGCTGGACCTGTAGGTTGGAACCTTAGTGCCGACATATTTTTCAGGATGTTTCATTGCGAACTTGCCGCGAGCAAATTTAGCCATGTTACACTAAAATATTTCGGCTTTCGTAAGTATCGGTAACTGGTTTTACTCTATAACCTAGTAGACTAGTTTTTTCTCTACTAGCGTTCAACACTTGCGTGATCACTTGACTTAACTGTACATCTGTTAGGCCTTTTAAACTATCTAACAAGGCAAACACATTTACATTTTCTGTTCTTGCTTGATTTAATAATGTGATAGCAATACTACTGGCACTGGTTGTATCAAATCCGCGCTTGCCAAAGAATCCAGTAACCGCATCTATTTGATCTGCGGGAAAACTCACAGGCTTTGAAAAGAAATTATCAAAGAATGTCTTTACATTTTTTGAGCTAGTTTGTGTTTGTGGTAAATTTGTTATCATAGATTATCCAAAGAAGTCATCTAAATCAGAAGGCGCAGGGCTTGAATTATTTTCATTTCCTGGAAATATTGCATCTGACAGTCCGCCCACAGCTTCCCCGATTGATGTTGATACCTCGCCAATCGCTCCACCTACAGCATCTATTGCTCCGCCCACTGCTCCACTTACAGCATCTATTGCTCCACCAATTGCATTACCAATTCCGGCTACGCCGCCCAGAGCATTGAATACTCCAATACCAGCCGTTGCAAGAGCAACACCACCAGCAATATTACCTAACGCACCGCCTGTATTTTGATTTTCATTTACAGAATTAATAGCATTAGCCAGTATGCCAGGGGCAAGTCCTGTGGTGTCTATTGATTTAACAAAACTAGGATTGTTTACTGTTGAGTCTGGATTAGGTCCTTTTAGTGGACTTGCTGACAAATCGTAGTGTGAATCTTGCAGGGCAAATCCTTCCGGATCACCTGGAGTTACTGTGCCAACACTAAATGTCACAGCTTCGTATGACATCTTCATATCAAAATCATGAACACTGCCATCACTGTAGCTTACTTTGCCGTAGTTCCAACTAGTGACCAGCGGATTAATTATTTTATAGCAAACGTATTCATGACGGGCCATTTGATAAATTTTAATATAATTAAAAAATGGTTGTGAACTTCCGTTATCAAATCCGTAGGGGTTGGGCATAGCACTTCTGTAATTTTGCATAGCGTTACGTGCGTATGCACCTGGATTGGTTGCAGTCCTAGAATCTGCGTAATAATAACTCCAGTAGGCTTGCCATAAGTGATTGATTAATCCCATGTTGTCGTCGTGAAATTTAACTGCTATTTCACCGTACTTTGACTTATACTGTACTACTTTTTTACGGTTATACTGATTTAGTAGCTCAGTTTCCATAGTGAAACTTGGCAGATCGATATTCTTGACCAACATGTTGATTTCTTGACCATAACGTTGTACTAGTTGTGCATTTTGCAATGCGCCATAGTTAATACCAAACGCCACGTGAAATAAAAATTTACTTTTGGGTGCTAATCTAAACTGGTCAGCCGTGAAAAGATTGGCTGCATGTTTGTAGTCTTTGAAGATAACCTGATCACCGTTTAACTGGTTGGTAGGGTCTAGAGTTGGATTAGATGTGAATGCCATAATAATATTTATCGAAAATATTAACTGCGTACTTAATGATCAGTCAACAAAAAGTCCACCTAAGTGGACTTTGTGTATTAAGAACCCATTACGTTTCTTGATGTACTTGCGCCTGGAGTCATTACTGGAGTTGCGGCTCCTAATGTTCCGCCAGTTGTTTGTACGGCATTGTCAAATTGTATGCTTAGATCTAATACAACTGCTTCTTGAGCTTTGTAATCAAGACCTTGATAGTTAGTAGAAGCTAAGTAGCAACCGTAACATACCCAAGTTTCAAGTACGTTTGGAGTGCTAGTGCCGTTACCACCGTCCAACATTTCAATACGCAATGTGAACTTGTAGTCACCAGCTGATGCTGCTGAACTTTGTTCAAAAAAGTCAAATTGTCTTTGATTTTGTTCACCGATTAAACTGGTAACAGCGCCTGTAACGTCGTCACGAATTTTAACTGCGATTGGATCCCAAGTAGGCTTACCTGCATAGTTGATTTTACTGTTGTAAATATCAATTACTTGGTTTGCAAATTTAACACTTGGGCGGCCACAGTCTTGAACTTGTTTTGTAAGTTCTGTAGTACTACCGCTTTTGCCAAAGTTTTCAAATGTTACTCTGAAACGATACTTTAGCTTAGGCATCAACATGCCCTGTGAGCCTGCACTTTGGTCGCTTGCTAGTGGTACTGTAAAGTTAGATAATGCTGCGATTGCCATTTATATTCTCCTATTATGCGCCAAGTCCAGCTACACCACCAGTGTTTTCTAAACGCATAGGTATATAGATGAATTCAACTGATTTAACTGGTTCGATTGCAATGTCAACGTGTAATTCGTTGGCATCAATTCTAGCTGTTGTGTTATTTGACTTGTCGCAAACTACCAAGAAGTCATATAACGCACGTTGAGCTGTCAAACCTAACAATAATTTTTCAATTTGTTGTTTGATTTCGTTACGAGTAATTGTATCGTTAGGCTCAAATATGAATGGTTTAGCAATCACATTTAACTGATAACGCAAGTAAATCACTAAACGTGCAACGTTGATACGATCCAAGCTGCTAGCAACTAACTGACGTGTCTTCTGTCCGTAAACTACTAAGCCTGTTCCAGCAAGATATGTAATTGGGTTTACATGAATTCCTGCTAGTGTATCGCGCTGACCGCCGTTCAATGCTACTGTAATAAATTCGCCACTGTTTCTGTCAACATATCCAACTGAGCTGGCATTTGTTACACCGCCACGACGTACACCAGCTGGTGCAAACCATGGATAAGAAACATTGTCGCTTAGAGCGATTGTGCGTAACATCACGTGACTTGGAGGAACAACAACAAAGTTGCCAATCAAATCGCTAGTGTAAGCCCATGGATAATAAACAGCTGAGTAAGCGTTTGTAGCAATTAGACCAACATCTCCGTCCACTGCTGCGCCTGCTGTGTTGTTACCCCAGTTGCTTAGTGTTGTGGCATCTGGTGTCATGTGGGCTGGAGCGTCAGCGATAATAAATGCACTTTCGCCGTTGTCAGTATTCAAACCAATCAATGCACTGTATGTTTCCAAGTATCCTGGGCAACTTAACAAGTTGAAAATAACTGTGTCTGGTTGACGAATTCCTGTGTTTTCTTGGATAGTTGCCAATAAGCCAGTTAACACAACTGCACGTTGAGCTGCTGTTCCAAATGTACCTGAACCATCTAACTGGTTAGCAGCTGCGCTTACCCAACGATGTGGATAGTAAGCTGTTTGTGCATCTGGTGCACCTGTTGGTTGATACATTGTGTTCAATGCGTCAGAAGCAATGTAGTTTTGTACAAATTTCTTAACGTTGAATCCTGAACGACGTAGATTCCATAGCAATGTGCCTTTTGGATATAGTGCTGCTTCTGGGCAATCACTGTCTACAAAGTTGCTTACTAACAAGTCTTTGATTGTGCTTGGAGAAGAACCAGTACCGTTTGTTGTCCAACGAGCATCGTGGAATACAATTCCGTTTGATGTTGTTTGGTCAGCATTGTCTACTAATACCCACTTGCTTGTTACCAAGTTGTACTTGTAAATTATTGGGAAGTTGCCAATGTCTGCTGTGCTAACCCAAAT